GGCGTGGCTGAGGACATTGCGCACGCGATGGGCTTTCGACCGTGGTTGCGCGAGAACGATCCCGATTACAAGATACCGATTGTCGTGCCCAATAGCGGAATTGTGGGCTGCGAGGTCGCTGGGCAGATGCTCTCTCAGCGCATCGAACCCGAGTTCATGGCGCTGATTCCGAAATACTGCGGCGCTGAGACAAGCCGATACTCGGATGGCTCGGTGAAGAGCCTTTACCTGCCGTTCGATTTCAATGGAAAGCCCTGCGGAAGCACGATTCACTTTCGGTCATATGTGCAGCCGGCGGAGACGTGGGAAGGTGTGATTTCACACTGGGCGCACTTCGATGAGCCGCCTCCGCAGGCAATTCTTACCGCGGCTACTCGCGGCCTGATGAGCACTAACGGCCCGAGCTGGTACACCATGACCCCGCTCAAAGAGGCCTATATCTACGATCTTCTGTCCATGCACGCCTTCAACAATGGCGGCGACGATGAGGATATCGCGGTGTTCCGGGGCAGCACATGGGATAACTGCCAGGACTGGTGCCGGAACTGCAATCTGACCATCCCCGAGAACCAGCCCGACAATCTAGGACCAGGCGACGTGCGGCCGGTACGGTCCTGCCCCCGCTGCGGAGAGACAATGGGCTTTCTGCCTCGAGAGGGCATTGAGAACTACCTGAAGAAGATTACCGACCCGGATGAGCGCGAAGCCCGCGAAGAGGGCAAGTGGAAGCATCTGAGCGGCCTGGTCTATAAGAAACTCGATCGCGCGGTCCACATCGTCAAGGACTTCGACATCCCCCATGACTGGATGAGGATTGAGGCGGTGGATCCGGCTGACTCCCGCCCGACCCGCTGGCTGTTCGGCGCCGTCAGCCCGGAGGACATCATCATCGACGGCAAGCCTGCCAACCGCATCTACTGGTATTCCTACCTTCTGGCCAACGGAAACATCAAGCAAATCGCTCATTCCGTGAAGATTCGCAGGGCTGAGCACAACTACCGCGAAGCAAAAATGGTGATCCTCGATGCCAAATTCGGGACCAAGACCGTCAAGGCCGGCGACGAAATCACCTCGTGGGAAGAGAAGCTGGACGATGCGGGAATCAAGAACATCGTTCTGTCGCACTCCGCACCGGGCGACGTGGGGCTGGGCCACAAGATCGTGAAAGCGTATCTCGAGCCGCACTTCTCTGTGGTGAGAAACGAGAGCTTCCCGGGCATGCTGTTCTTTGCGGAAGGATGCAAGGGCGCCCGGGGCCCGATTCAGGACATGTGGAACTATTCGTGGGACGAGAAGAATCCCGACAAGCCCAAAGAGGATTACAAGGACTTTCCCGACTGCGTGCGCTACGCGGCGATGGAGCAGCCGGTCTGGAGGGCTCCCCAGCAGGAGATTGATGTGGAGCTGGCGCGAATGATACTCGCCCGGCAGAACGATGCGAAAGAAGGAAACCCGCTTTATACGGGTCTGGTGTTGCGCTGAGAGCAATAAGTGCTATGATTTCTACGAAACGAGGCTAGTCTCTTGGCCCCCCTGATTCCGTTTATTCCGCTCATCGCTGCCGGCGTAGGCGCGGCAACAACCATTGCCGCCATTGCCGAGATGCCCAAGGCTCCCACGGCACCCACCAACACCGCATCGACTGAGGCAACCGCCGCGCAGGATGCGGCCCAGGCGCAGGCGGCGGCGCTGTCGAAACGCCGCGGCATGAGCTCGACCATCCTGACGAGCCCGCTGGGAAGTGGCACCGCGCAGACAGCCAAGTCAACGCTGGGGGCAAGCTAATGAAAAATTTCGACATGAGTTTTACCCTGTACAGCCCCAAGTCGGACAAGACCTTCTTTAGCGTTATGGACCGCGACGATAAACACAGATCAATAAAAGATATCGTCCAACTCGTTGAGAATGCATACGATCTCGGTGTTGAGATGGAAGGCCAAATGACCATTGCAGACTTGGAAGAAAAAGTCCAGACTGCGAGGGCAAGCTAGATGCCGTACCCATTTACCAGCGGATCGCGCCAGTATCTCAACGAAAAGGGCTTCTCTCCCACCAAGTTGGGCGAAAGGTCGAACGATCAGAAAGCCAAGGATGCACTCAAATATCTGCTCGTGCTGGCCGAGCAACGCCTTTTCTGGGAACCTCAAATTGATAACATCATCGCTTATGTGAACCATTCCAGACGGTTTATTACCGATAGAGACTTGTGGGCAGGCCAGCAGACCGGGCAGTTCGTCTACGACGACACCGCGATGCTGGCCCGGAACAAGCTGGTCGATGGCATGGTTGGATATTTATGTAGCAGAAACCAGCCGTGGTTCGGGCTTGAGATTCCCGGCAAGTTCAATTTTCCACGTCATTCGGGGATGCGCGCATGGAATGGCCAGCGCGTGGACGCCTATCCCCAGGTCCAACGATGGTTACAAGAGTGCCTGACGGTCATGTACTCGGCCTTCAACCGGAGCAATTTCTACGACCAGGTGACGGAGTTCATTTCAGACGGCGCCACTTGCGGGACCGCATCGGTGCTGGCCGAAGAGGATATTGAGAACGCGCGCATTACGTTCACCGTCCCCCACTTCCGCGAGATTTTCATTGCGGAGAACCAATATGGCGAGGTCGATACCGTCTACCGCGTCTACAAGATGACGCTCCGGCAACTCGCGCAGAAGTTTGGCTGGGATGAGATGTGCCAGGTCGAGCGCAATTTCAAGCGGGACTACGAAAACAACATGTTCGGGGAGCGCGACGTTCTTCACGCGATCTATCCGCGCCAGGACTTCGAACCGGGGCGCATCGACGCCAAGGGAAAGAAGTGGGCGTCCGATTGGGTGTATTGCCGCGGTGGAAAGATTTTGGAGTACGGAAGCCAGAGCAAGGCCCCGGCACTCGCCAACGCAAAAGAGGCGATCATCAAAGAGGGCGGCTACGACACCATGCCGTCCATCGTGTGGCGCTGGCGCAAGAATTCTGACGAAGTGTACGGGCGCGGCCCGGCCCACGACGCCTTTGTGTCGATTGCCAAGATAAATCAGATGGCGCGTACCAATCTGGTAACTGCCCAGCAAGCCGCCGAGCCGCCGCTGGTGGCCTACGCCGATTTACGGGGAGCGATTCAGCGCAGCGCGGGCGGAATTACCTACATGGAGTCCAACCGGGGAGACATTCGGACCCGGATGCCCCAGCAGTTGACCACGGGCGTCCAGAATCTACCATTTACCGTAGAATTTCAGGACCGCGTGGGTGCGGTCATCAATGAGTTCTTTCACACTGACGTGTTCATGATGATGTCGCAACTGGCCCAGGGCGGCAAGAGCGAACGCATGGTCACAGAGCAGGTCATGGAGCTTCAGGGGGAGAAGGCGGCTATTCTCGGTACCCGAGTCGGCAACCTACAATCGGAGGCATTTGATCCTCTCATAAATCGCGTCTACTCCATTGAGGCTGCAGCCGGCCGCATTCCAACTCCCCCTGATATTTTGCTCGAGTCCGTACATGGCGGAGTCGAAGTTCAGTACCTCGGGCCGCTCGCCCAGGCTCAGACCCGGTTGACCACGGTACGGTCGATTCAATCCTTCCTTCAGGTAGCCACGCAGATTGCCCAGATGGACCCGACCATCATCCACGCGATCAATGGACCGGAGATGCTGAGGACGGTAGCTGACAAGGTGGATTTGCCGGTGGATTGCGTTTATGATGCGAAGACCTTTGAGAAGATTATCCAGGGAATCAACCAGCAGGCACAGCATCAGCAGATGGTTGAGGATGCGCCAAAGCTGGCGCGCGCCGCGGCGAGCATGGCCAAGGCGCCGGAAGCGGGAAGCGCGCTCCAGACCTTGATGGGCGGAGGCGAAAACAATGCCGCCTGATGCAATCCAGAGCGCGAAAGACATGATGCAGCGGTACAAGAACGTATTCAGTACGGCTGAGGGCAAGATCGTTCTGGGCGACATTCTGACGCTGGGGCATTTCGGAGATCCGCTGATGCCGACTGACCCGGTTGCGGTTGCGGAATACAATGCTGCTATTATGATTGCGAGAATGGCTGGAGCCTTCGACGGGCTCTACAACGAATTGAGAATGACAAAAGGAGATTGAGATGGCAGCAAGCGCACCGAATTTTGACAATATCCGGTTGGGTGGTCCTGACGGACTTCGCTACCCGATGGAGCTGGCTCCGGCCACTTTCGCAGTGACGACAGCCCCGACCTACTACACCGCTGCCGGGGCAATTCCCGTCGCTGGCGGAACCTACGTCATCAATGGAGCAGGTGCCCTGGCGATGACTCTGGCCGCGCCAACCAAGGCTCAGGACAACATGGTTCTCACCATCGTGGCCGGTACTGCTCACGCCCACACCGTCACCACGCCTGCAAACAAGATCAATGGGGCCGATGACACCGTGACCTATGCCGCGATCGGAGACAGCGTGGTTCTGCGGGCGATCAACGGAATCTGGATGGCCATTTCTCTTGGCGGTCCTACCCCGGCGATCCTGAGCGAGGTGTAGCGTGGCTGGCACTGGTGGCGGCAAAGGAGCGAGCAAAGGTGGCAAGGGCGGAAGCGCCGGTCCCAATGCTGCGCTCAACGATGACGAGGATCTGATGAACCGGCGGCGCGTGCTCTGGGGCAAGTGGAAGCGCACCAAGATGCCAGATCGCGTGATCGACTACGTTAACTCTCCGTCTGCGCCACGCAGAATTCCTTGACAATAAGTGACTCAAGTGTTTTGATTTGATGAAAGAAGGAATTGCACAATATGCCTGAAGCGGTACTAGACTCCACAACCACAGCTGCTCCGCCGGGATGGATTTCTGGCCTGCCCGATCCTTTGAAGACGAATGAGGCTTTCACGAAATTCAAGACGGTTGGAGAGTTCGCTCAACACCATCTTGATGTTTCGACGAAGGCCGCAGACCTCGAAAAGAAGATGGGCGACTACGTTCCCAAACTGCCGGATAACGCAACGGATGAGGACCGAAATCTCTACTTCGATGCTTTAGGCCGACCGAAACAGCCCAGCGAATACGAGTTGGACGGTGAGGACAAGAACGCCCCCGAGTGGAATCAGTGGAGCAAGGGACTGCTTCATTCAGCAGGACTGACCAAGGCGCAAGCCAAGATCGTCGCGGCTGGATGGAACCAGAAATTTCAGGGAATGGTGGAGGCGCACAACGCCGCTATCAAAGCCGAAGTTTCC